TTGTAATCGGTACTTGCCATAAGCTCGGCTGTGTCTGTCAGCTCCATAGGTCTTGCTGTTGTTTCGTTCATAACATCATATCCTTTCATCTTGATATAAAAACAGCGCATATGTTACCGACAAAAATGTCGTAAACATACACGCTTGTGTGAGTATAAAAAATCACCCTACTTGTGTAAGGTGATTAGTCGATAAATTCAATTTCTTCAATATCGTCCTCAATGAAGATAAGCCCTCCGCCGCTTTCGGGGGTGAAAGTAACACCGTCAATATCGTCACCATTTTTGTCTGTTCCTAAGCAGGGAATACCACCACTGCCTGAAAAGATTTCTCTCTTATATGGTGAATCTTTTCGGGTATATACCTTTGCTCTTTTTCCTTCAAGCTGGTCAATTTTTCTGTTGTAGATAAATGGCGTTGGCATATTATACCTCCTTTACCGGGAATATAAATGCTTAATTTTGGAATATTTAATTACAGTATTGTGCTCTGAACTCTTCACGGGTCAAAGCATTATTGTAATTGGGGTCATCGGGATAAACACGGACAATATTACCCTTTTCCAATTCGGAGCGGTCATATCGTGGAAAATTTTCACGAAGAACAAATTCTGTGTCAGAAGGATAATCGTCAAATGTTTTATTTTCAGGCATTTCGTCAATATTTATTTTCATTTTTATCCTCCCAGGAAAATTCAAGGTTATATTTATCACAGAAAAGCTGTAATCCTTCTTTTTCAGCCTTGTCAAAATATTTAAAGAAGTTTTCGCCATTTTCACTTGCGATTTTTTGATATTTCAACAGAATTTCGTCTATGCAACTGTTGTAGGCACTATCAATTTTCTTCAATGATGTCAGTTCACTTGACCATTTGCCGGAACGTCTTATTACATAGGCACCGTCTGAATTACAAGCTCTTATTTCCGCCAATTTGCCCCTGCGCATTATGTTGATATCCGCAGGAGAGGGAATAGTGCCATTCGGGTGGTTATGAGTAAGAACTTTTCCGTCCATAGACTTAATTTCCTTTGTAGAAAATGAAACGGAATCAGAATTTCCTTTCTTCTGAAAATCAATGCTGCCGTCAGGTTTGTATATAATTGCTTTTTCATATTTATTGCCGGATATAATCCTCTCGTGTTGAAGCATTTTTATACGATTTTCTTCTGTAAACAGCTTTGAACCACTATTTATTGATTTTATTGTAGCACTATCCGTTTTACTTGTCAAGCCTGCATAAGCATTGGTATCAGTACGTTTTGGATTTGAGGATATTTTGTTTTCAAGCGGCTTCTGATTGCCCTTTGCCGCCCAAACAGCCCTGCTCGCCTGACTGTGACCAAATCCCCCGACCTGCGCCCTCTCGTTCCTCAAAGAAAGCCCCGCAGCCTTGGAAAATCTTCCGTACTCCTCTTTCTGCCTCCTGAGAAGCACCGACTTTTCCGTGAACCTGTCCTTATCGTCCGTGGCATCAGCCGCAAGTATCTCTCGCTTGGTCTTGCGCATGGAGCGTTCCATAGCCCTCTGACGCTGGGTCGCCTCGTAATAGGTGTAGGTCTTGCCGTTGTATTCAAAGGGCGGCGGGTCGATGTTTTTAAGCTCCTCTTCCGTATAACTTGGTTCGGAAATGCCCTCTATAACAGGGTAAAAGTCATGTCGGCAGTTGGCGCCTTTAAGACCTGTCACCGTGCCGTAGCCCGTCACAGCCTTTAGAGAGGGATATTTCTTTGATTTCCCCGAAAGGGAATACCACTTGCCCTGCCACTGGGCGTGGTCGGGTCTTGCACCTGCGTGAGCATCGACCTCCACAATGTCCGTGCCAAGCTCCGCCGCATTGTGTTCCGAGACCTTGCCCGTCATTTGCGACAGCCCCGTAAGAACAGCCCTGCGGGCAGCCACATCAGCGTGACACCTTACCCCCGAAGCATAATCCACAAACTGCAAACCGCCCTCTGTGAGCCGCCTCGTGGCGTTCCTGACCGCCGTGTTGTGATCTACAGCACCCGTCATCACCTGCATATACGCATAGTCGAGGCAGTCCCTGTAGGCCTCAGCCGCATCGTGAAACCGCACCTGACCGTTTGAGCCACGGTAGGAAAATCCCATGGATTGCGTAAAGTTTCGCAATTCTCCCTTGGTCTGGTTCACGCTGGCAGTTACCGCCTGCTGAAAGAAGTCATTGTATTCATAAGGCGTGTAGCCGACGTTCGCCTGTGCATATGCTTTTTTATAAAACTCGTCGGAAGTCTGGGCAGCGTCAAAGAATAATCGGTCAACAGCCTCATCGGAAAGCTCCGAATATTCGGATATCTTCTGCTTGATGTACTCCGTTCCCGCACCCAGCTCACGAAGCCGCAGCACCTGATGCTCTGCGCTGTCGGTAAGATATCCCGCCTTTGCTATCCTGCGGCATATGTCGGCGATGATATCCTCCTCGAGCCTGAGAAAAAGCTCCTCCAGCTCCGCAGGCGCACCCTGCAAATAGTCGGGAGTAAGCATTATTCAAAGCTCTCGGGGAGCATTGCCGCCGCCTGCTCCTCCGTCTCGCCGTAGCGCTTCATGCGGTATTCCACAGGAGACATGATCCCCGCAGAGACTTCCTGGAGCCATATCTTCTGCTCGGTCTCGCTGTCGGTAACAAGGCTGTCGTCAAAGTCGAATGACTGCTCGCACGCCCCTCTGGGGGCAAGCTCATGTATGTCGCAGAGCATATCAAGTACCTGCACAAACTCCGTGAGAGCCTTTCTGACGTTCGCCTGAATGGCTGATACCGTGGCATATGACCGCTGCTTGGAAGCCTTTATTTCTGTAGCAGTCTTGTCCGTGTCCTGCACCTCGGAGAGGGTACCGAAAGCAAGTCCGCACTGCCGTTCTATCTGCCGAAGAAGATTGTTGAGCCCGTTCCTCTGAGCTTCTTCACGTATCTGAGGGCTGAACACATTGAACGCCTGGTCTTGGTTAAAGTCCAGCGTCTTTATCAGCCGCCTGTTGAATTTGGGAGCCGTCTCTGTGCCGTCATTGCCACGCTGCACCGCCGTCACATCGGCATATACCGCCAGCTCCGAGCCTTCAAACTCCCATATGCCTCTTGTGAACTGCATATCCGCTTCCTCGATAGTGGAGATCGCCGCATTGAACACCGAAACACCCAGCGGGGAACGCCTGTCAATGATGTTCGCCCCGGGCATTTTCATATATACAAACAGCGGCCGCTTTATGCCTGAAAATGTCGCCGACGGAGCAATGTCCGCCCATTCCGCAACCGCCCCGAGAGCTATCTCCCGCCCTATCTGAGCCGAGTTGTCGGACACATACGCCTTGTTCACCACTGTGTAATTTGTCCCCGTCAGGGAGTGCTTTTCAAGGCGGGTGAAATACCTACCTTTGCGGGCTATCCTGTCAGCGAAAACGCATTCGGTGATGTTGTCACCGTCATAGCCCGATACCGCCGCAGCGTCCGCCTGAATGATGTCGGTGTATATCTTTCCGCACGATACATAAGGCTTCAGAAACACGCCGCCCAGAGCACAGGCGTATTCCACCCACACGGGGGACAGCTTCACAGCGGAAGAATACGCATCGGAAAGATGATCCGCCCTCGGCGAGCCTGTCAGCTCCGAGTTAAGCTCCAGCGTGACCAGCCTTGCCATTTCATGGGCCACAGAGTAGGGGAGATTAAGGCAGCGCACATTGCTGTCAGCCACAGCCCATGGCGGCGTGCAGCGGTAGCATTCCGCCCACAGCCTTACCGCCTCGGTCATGTCCTTGTCAGCAGGCAGGGTCTGCATTTTCGCAGCCAGCTCATTAGTGTCAAACAATTTGCATATCGCTCCTTTCAGCCAAGATAAAATGCTCATTTTCCGCTTCTCCTCCAAATCTGCGATGTGGCGTACCGCACAGCGTCAATGCTGTGATTGTTCCTGTCGGGATATCCCGATATGATCTCGCCGTCCTTGCTGCGCTCGTATTCGTACTCCAGAAATTCCGCTGCAGTCTCGGGGCAGCGTTCGTTGTCAATGACTATTTCACGTAGGGACTGCAGCCACTTCATGGAATAATCCACCGACCCGGGGCCCTTTTCAGCCGCCCTGGCAAGCAGACCAAAGGAGCGGTAATCCGCAACGGACTTCTGCTCCGCACTGTCGCACATGAGCATATCGTTTGCCGTTACGCCACGCTTTTTCAGCTCGGCAGCAGTCTCCGCATTGCCCTTTTTGTTGCACCTGTATTCATCGTAAATGATGAGCGTGTGCTGCGCCGCCAGATAAGCGCACCTGACATACGCAAAGGGATCAGGATACCAGCCCCAGTCAACGCCGTGAAGAATCGTTCCAAAGGTCTTGATGTCCTCGTCAGTGACCTTGCGTGTGACCACATTGTCGAATACATTTCCGCCAGTGCCGTTGGCAGCGCCCAGATATTCGTTTTCATACGCCGTGGGATTGGTCTCTTTCAGATATTCCGCATCATCGAGGAACGGCTTGCCCAGCCACTTTTTCGGCACCGTCAGATAATTGCTTTCGGTAACGAGCCTGTCCGCCCTCGGCGCTTTGATGTACTTGTTCGCCCAGTTCTGAGCCGATCTCGGGGGATTGAAGGACTTGAACTTGTAAGCCCTGTCTCCGCCTCTGATGACCGACTGTTCTATCTTTCGGACAGCCTCGGGACCCGAGAACTGGTCAAGCTCCTCAAACCACAGAATGCCGATGAACCCGGAGGGAACTTTTATGGACTTGATCTTGTTCTCATCGTCCGCCCCCCGGAAGTATATCTTCTGTCCCGTTTTTGTTTTGGTTATCTCCAGCGGAGATTTTGTGGCAGCATATTCATCGTCAAGACCGAGGGAAGATATCGCCCACAGCATCTGATTATACACCGAATCTTTCAGAGTGTTACCCACCTGGCGGAGAATGCAGGCGTGCATATCCTCGTTTTTCTCCAGCAGGTCGATGACCGCCAGCGAGATAAACGAGGACTTGGTAGAGCCTCTTCCGCCCGGGAAAACATATTCGGAGTGTTCGCCCTCGGCAATGTCAAACAGCACCGATGAAAAGGCAGGAGCCACCATGCTTGCGGGAATACCGCCGTAAGAAAAGCCCTCCCGATCGTCCGCCGAGGGGAAGTACCTTTCACGGTCAAGCTTAAGGCGGGCGTTGTCGTACCTGATCCTGTGCCGCATCATATCGTCGTCACGGATAATGCTCCGCAGCTCCTTTACCGCAGCCACATCGCCCATTTTAGCCTGTTTGAGCAGTGCCGCATTGACCGCAAGCATATTCGTGACCTCGTCCTCGCTCAGCTCATCAAAGTTCACGCCCATATCAGAAAGGAGCTGGTAGTCCGCCACCTGAGAAGCAGGCAGCGACAACAGCAGCTCCATACATTTTTTCATATCACGCTTTTTCCGCCTTGCAGCCCCCGAGGCTTTGCCGCCTTTGGAGCCTGCTTCTCTTGCTTCGCTCACGCTTCGTTCAGAAAAAGGAGTTAAATTTTTTTCATTCACGGGTCACCACCTGCCGAAAAATTGATATAAGAAAAGCGCCCCGAAGGACGCATAAGTTCTTTGTCAGCAAAGGAAGCCGCCGAAAAGCGAAAGCTAAGGCTCCCGCCCCCGGCTCGGCTTCATTGTGTTCTTTGCTGATTATAATTATATCACAGGGTAATAGTGCCATTCAATGCCATACTTTGAAGTGCTGCGCCGTGGATTTTGTAAATGTGGCGGATATTATAATTCATCACAAATGCAATATCCTCCCACCTCTGCCCGATTATGTATCGCCGTGTAAGCACTTCACGCTGAACAGCGTCGGGAACAGTGCCGATAACCTTTTCTACCCACTGACGCACCCCCAGCATTTCCATCATCAGCCTGTCCGCCTCTGCCTGATAATCAGCGAGACAGCAGTATGTGCGTTCTACATTATTGCCGTTCTTCTCGTGTGTGCTACCGTCGCTGTCGTATTTGACGGCTTTACCTCCCATAATCAGCTGAGCGTAAGAATTTGCCTTGTCTCTCGCTAGCCTGTACGCTCTTTCCGATTCTCGGGCTTGGTTAAGGTACGCTTTTGCTTCTTGTGTTGTCATTGCTCTCCTCCTCTGCCCACTTGTCAGCTTCACGGTACAGCTCTTCGATATCCACACCAAATTCGTCCTTGAGTTTGAATTTGAATAGCCACTCATCGTCCTCTTTCGGCAATTCATAGCGATTGCGAAAATCAACGTGCAGGTCGTGCGTGAATCGCCAGAACTCTATCAGCTTCTTGCGTGATGGGTGAAAAAATCTCGCAATGCTGAGAAGATACAGCGAATCGACTTCCTCGGAAAATCTGTCGTAATATGCCAGCATTTCCGACTTGATTTCTTGCTTCAGGACTTTCTTAGCGTGGCTGGTCAGTGCTGGTGTGACTGGTAATCTGGATTTCACGAATTTTCACCTCCGTCCATTTTAGCCCCGCAGTTGGGGCAATAATTTTTGTCACCGTGCGGATATACCGCAATTAGTACAATAATGCCACAATTACTACATTCACACTTGTTCTTGTCAATCTGTATCCAATGACCATGCTTTACAGGCGCAACGTCTGCGGCTATTAACCTCTTGGCGTATTGACACGACATACACATTAACATTTTGCGATGTTCCCCACTATGCATATATTCGCAATCCTTACAAACGTGCGAACGGCAGTATTCCCAACTTTCAGCAAAAATATCTGCAAGTTGTTTTTCCTGCTCTGAAAATTTTATATCCAACCCGTCAAGGTAATCGTTTATATCAGCCATCGCCATCATCTCCATTCATTTCAGCTCCACAGTTGGGGCAGTAATTAAAATCATTACCCCACACAAGCACTCCGCACTCTGAACATTTGTATTTCGCTGAAATCTAATGCCCGTGCTTTACGGGTGAAACGTTGGCGGTTGGTGCATTATCAATCAATTCGTATTCAGCCATTATCTATCTTCGTCCTTTCTTCTACAACATTTAAACCATCAATCGCATACCCGCCAGACTTTCCCTCAAGTAGTACAACGATTGTTCCGCAGCAATTCCACGGATTTGAACGTACTGTCCAAGTTTTGCCCTTGTCTTTTTCGCTTACAAAATAACTGTTGTTCATAATAACCCTGTCGCCTATTTTAATATCAGCCATTGTCAGCCCTCCTGTTTTTAAAATACCTAATAATTATTTTTGCAGATTCTTTCGGGTGACGGAAAATGAGATGCACGATTGACTTGCGCATTACCACATTACTGTCGCCTTCATAGGTTTTTCCGCAAATCTTGCACCGTTGCGTGACCATGAAAGATATGCTGCCGTTGAATTTAATCATCTTCCTCACCGCCCTCCAGCATATCGGGAAAATCATCAGATGAATTATCCTCCGCCTCAGAGTTATCATTGAGCTGATCCTGGAAAACAAGACGTGTCAGCACGCCGATAAATTCTATGGGATCAACATTGTCTCCAGACATCTGAGTATAAAATATCTTAAACGCATAAAACAGGTCTGTGAATATCGGTGTTGCATTGCCGTCCTCAGGGATATCAATTTTCCCAACCGCATTAAGTTCACGGTCCTCTTCGTCCCTAAAAGCGTCAGAAATCGCTGTTAAAAATATAATTTTGGTTGCCATTCTATCCATTTTATTTTCCTCCTGTTATTTTCTGTTATCAATTTTTTCCGAATCTCCCGCAGCCATCACACACGCAATAACCGCAATTACATTTATACCGATGATAAAACCTATCAGAAATCCGCCCAGAAACATCATTCCTCACCGCCTTTTATCGTTCTGAGCAGCTCCATAAGCATTGTCCTTCGGTCACCGTAATTCATTCTGCGTTCCTCAGCCTTCGCCTTTTCGATATCCACCTTGCGGATTTCACGATTGCAGTTCGCAATCTCACTGTTTATAGCATCAGCAATGATTTCATTGCGTTTAACCGCATCAATAGCAGCCTGCAGCGCTTCTGCGTCCTGGTGGAATATTTCATCATCGCCGTCATCGGTAAAATGACCCTCAGCTTCGGTTTTCAAATCCTTAAGATGCTGTAAAATTTCATCAGTTCCCACGGAAATTTACCTCCTTGTTTCTGTCCGATTTATTTTCATTATTGCACTGCTCGCAGATGTAAATTATTTCGCCGCCGTTACCCGAAGGATATGCCCTCGGCACGTTATTGATATACATCTTTTTTGAACACTTACTGCATTTGACCTTTGGAATCATAATGCGCATATTATCGCCCCCCATTTATCCGTCCATCTTTGCCCCGCAGTGAGGACAGAATTTATATGGATAATTTTCAGGGTCGTTACTTAGATGTGTGCAACAACTGCAAACATCGTGAAAATATTCCACACTCCAATGCCAATGTCCATGCTTCACAAGCACAATATCATTTTCATTGATAAAATTCCTGCAAGCCTCGGCATTCTTGTAATTTGCCCCGTCAATGCAGATCTTCTTATGAATACATTTTTCGCATTTCAGCATTTATCCATTCCTCCAATCTTCTCCCTTATTCTTTTCCCATATCCCTCATCACCCGTCAGCATTCCAACAATATCAGCAGTGCAGCAGGCAATGTGATATATCGTGTCAGCCTTTTCAGCCTCGATTTTAAGCTTATCCGCCTGCTTAATGTTGTACTGATACTGTGCATACATCGAAGTGTACCTCTTGTGCTCTTCAATGTCCTGCATATATTCCGAGTACGCTATCCGCTTCATGCGTTCGGCAAAATCCTTGGGCATATTTTTGTCAAACTTGTATCTTTTGTAAAGTCTGCGGATACGGTCAAAATATCGGTATTCGGGAGCGGGAAGAGGGTCGATGTTAATGCTGCCGTCGTATGCCTGATGTTCAAGTTTCTTTATTTCCTGCTCGGTCACAGGCGATCACTCCTTTGAATTTGATGTATGGTAGTGTAGGGTATGTATAGTTTGGGGCGTATTTCAATACCTTTTTATATATTATATATTATTTATAAAATACTTTTTTATTTTAGGGGTAAACCCTGCATACCCTACACTGAACGCTAATAATTTACCGTAAATCTGCTTTGGGGTACATCACTCAGTGCAATGCCACGGTAAATTTGCCCTGCACTGGTGCGCAGCTTCGGAAATCTCTTTGACATCTCAACGCCGAATTTAGTGCTGCTCATGCGATACTCGCAGAACTCCTCGCACCATTGGGAATAGACGGCAAAAAGCTTGTTGGCGCTTATGCTCTCGCCCTCGGCCACAACGCAGCGTGCGTCGATGAACGTTGATATCACGTCCATTTCACGGCGATACTCGTTAACGGAGTTCAGTACAGCCGCAGGCATTCCCAGCCCCTCTCTCTGCCACAGAAGGCAGCCGTCCACGCACCACCTGAGTATTGCGGGAAGCTCCGACCTCAGCTTGAATGGCAGCCTGCGGTCAACCTTTTCGGGAGGTATCTGCACGGTAAACGGTATCAGATGGATACGCCTCCAGATGCCCGTGTCGGTGCCTCGTATGATAGGCTTGTGGTTGGTCGCCATCCAGAGCTTGAACTCCGGCTTGAACTCAAACTCGTCCGAATAAAGCTTACGGGCAGTGACCACATCATCACCCGTAAGCTGTTTGAGAAGTCCCTCGTTTATCCGCATGCCTTCGTTAGGCTCCACCGATGTTACCAGCCGTGCACCTTTAAGACGTGCGATATCACTGCTTGCATTGCCGTTTCCGCTGCTCCTGACCATGATGGTCTCGGGCTGGATGTTTGTGATATACCCGCCGAAAACATCACGCAGCACTTCAAGGAAAGTGGATTTACCGTTCCTGCCCGTGCCGTAGAGGAAGAACACGCACTGCTCGGACGTGCTGCCTGTGAGGCAGTAGCCCACAGCCTTCTGGACGTAGCGTATAAGCTCCATGTCGCCGTTGAAGATGTCGCTGAGAAACGACTGCCACTGTGGACAGTCTGCATGGTCGGTGTATTCTGCCGAAAGTATTTTTGTGATATATTTCTGAGGGTCATGGGGCAGCAGCTCGCCTGTTTTCAGGTCTATCATTCCGTTGGGTGCATTGACGACAGTCTTGTACCTGTCGAGAGATGACGGCAGTATGGGCACATGATGCTGGAGCTCCTCCACCATATTTTTCTTGGACTTACGGCTGCGTGACGCTTTCATGTGCTTTTCAAACGCCTTGGTGATATCGTCCTCTGCACCGTTTTCCGAAAGATAATAGGCGTACTCCTTTTTCATGTCATCAATGGCACTGTCAGCGATGCGGTAAATGGTACCCGTATCATCATAGCACCATCGGCGCTCATCGTAATACATCCACCTGCGCTCAACGTGATTGTAGCGTATCTTCTCGCCGAATTTATCCATTATCCGCAGGGCATTTCCCATGTCGTCCATGGTGTGCAGTGCAGGCTTTTCGGAGCTGCCGTTTATAGATATGGAATAGCTTTCCGAGCCGCCCTTGGGGTTATATACCTCACGGGTGCTGTCAACAGCTTTTTTTATGGTAATGCGGCCGTAGGTGCTGCCTGACTGCCTGCGGTCCCATTTGTCACGATACAGCCCCGATGCACGGAAAGCCTCGTCTATCTTGTCGGGATCCGCACCCAGCCAGAACGAAAGCATATTGCACAGCGACAGGTCAGCCTCCGACTGAGATTTGAAATAATTCTCAAAGCGTCCTGCGTAAAGGTCTGAGAACATAGTGCCCTGCTTTGAACGGCGTGCGGCATCAAGAGCCTCTGACACCGACAGGGAGCAGGGGACAGGAGATACAGCAGGCTTCTGCTGCGGCTCACGTCCGCCGCCGATGTATTTTTCATGCAGCCCCTTTATTGCCTCGGTGCCGTCGGTTATCTCCGCATATTCGGCGCAGATGTTTCCCGTCATCACAAAGAAGCGGCCGCTTTCATACATCTCAACGCCGTTTTTGTCCGAACGTCTGCCGCCTTTGGGAAGGGAGCCTTTGCAGATGATGTGAATGCCTGTGCCTGACTGGGACTTTTCCGTGTATGACTGCAGTGTGTGGATAAATTCGCCGATGATGTTGTTGTCATCGCCGCCCTCAAAGGCTTTCAGTGCATCTGTCTTGCCGTCAAGGTCAACGCCGAAATATCCGGAATTGTTGAAGATAAATCCTATTCCCGAAAAGCGGCGGGAGCAGCTGACAGCTGTGTCAAAGTCGCTCCACGTCTCGGGATTGTTGCTCTGAGCCTGTCCGCCTGTATAGGGGTTTATGGGTATCTTGCTGATATGGTCGGGGCGGTCAGGCTTCGGGTCGGGGACAGCCTTCCAGCATACCCAGTTTTTAAGTGCTTTTATTTCGTCGGGTATGTATTCATACATTTCCCCTCACCTCTTTTCAGAACGGAAGGTCACTGTCGCTTACGACCTCCTCGAAATCGCTCAGATCTGCCGCTGTGACAGCGGTGGGAACAGCTGCCGATGCAAACTGTGCCTGCGGCTTCCGGGCATATGTCTGACTGCCTGCGGCGGGAGCAACTTCCTTGTAAACGTGTCTGCAGTCGGGATATTTTGATTCATTGACATACTTTACCCGAACATTGGGCTGCCCGGAGGAAGTATCGTGATATATCTCCGCAAGAACAGGCTTGCCGATAAGGTCCTTGCCCATTTCATTAAGATCAGCATAATTCTTGCCCGCAGGGACTTTCACAGCCTTTGCCAGTGACATTATCTGCTTGAAAGAGAAACCGTCCACCTGCATATCCGCTTCGGAAGGCTCTTTCTTCTTCCAGATGGAATGGAAGATATATTTGTTCTGATACTTCTGCTGTACGTCATTTCTGATAACAAGGCGCACATCAAAATACTCCGTGCCCTTTTTGGTCACATTCATTGATGCGGACTTTATAACGCATTCGTAAAGCCCCTCAGGCAGTATGCCTGATTCCACGTCATCATAGTTTGTTGTAAAATTCATTCTGATTCCTCCAATACAAGTTTTATCGCTTCCTCGGCACTATGGCATATGCCTGCCGCAGCGCCATTCCTTTTCATTGCCTTTATGAATTTTTTCTGCTCCTCCGATGCCCTTCCTCCCGGCTTTTTCACCTCGATGAATATTGCCCGTCCGTCCGTGCGCCGAACGCCGAACAGGTCTGAAAAGCCCTGCGGAAGACCTGTGCTGAAAAAGCTGCCGTCCCGGGTATATCCGCAGCCCACATTGCAGCGGAACATCACCGCATACGGGGACAGGGCGGCACGTATCTCATTCTGTATCTCATGCTCCGTCAATCAGCAGCCCTCTTTTCTTTGCCTGATAATATGCCCAGCCGGGCTTGTAGCCGTGCTTTTTGGCATAAAGCAGCAGCTCCTTGTAGCTTTTGCAGCTGTCAGGGTCGGAGTAATCTATGCGGAAGCCCTCTATCTTTTCAAGCACGGCTTCCTCCTGCTTTATCTCCTTGCGTTCTTTGACGGGCAGCTCCGCTCCGCAGTAGGGACATAGCTTCACGACCTCTCCGCTTTCGTCCCTTGTGTGAAAGGTGAGAAAGCATTCGGGGCACTGGGTAACAGCGTTTTCGGCAGGCTGGCTTTTTTCGCCCTTTTTGCGTTTTGGCTTTTTATCCAGGGTCCATTCCCTGTCATCGTCAGGCAGACCGTGACGGGCGTAATTTCCCACGTGGTCGATTATCACCGCACGCTTATCGGGGCGGTATCTCATGCACCTCATTGCCTGCTGTATATACAGCGTAAGCGATTGTGTGGGGCGCAGCAGGATAGCGCATTCGCAGTCAGGCACGTCAAAGCCCTCGGATATAAGGTCAACGTTGCAGAGGATATCCAGAGCGCCCTCCTTGAATTTCCTGACTATCTCATCACGCTCAGCCCGTGGAGTGCTGCCGTCAATGTGCTCTGCCTCAATGCCTGCTGCACGGAACGCTGCTGCCGTTTCGATGGAATGGCGGATAGATGTGCAGTAGCATATTGCCTGCCTGCCGCCCGCAAGCTTCTTGTAATACTCGATGACATTTCCGAAAACAGCCTTTTTAAGCATGAGCTTTTCCACGGAAGATGTCTCAAATTCGCCCCTGTTCATCTTCACCTCCGACAGGTCAACCAGAGACGGCGCATAATAATCATAGGGTGCAAGGCAGTGATTTTCGATGAGCCATTTTGCCGAAACGCCTATTATCAGCCTGTCGTTCACATCTCCCAGACCGTCGCCGTTGAGCCTTACGGGAGTTGCAGTCACGCCCACACGGCGGCATTCGGGGAAATATTCGTATATCTTGCGGTAGGTGTTTGCAAGGCAGTGATGATTTTCGTCGGTGATGATGAGCTGCGGCCGTGGAAGCTTTGAAAGCCTGCGGGCGGCAGTCTGTACCATCATGATATCGCACAGCCGCATATTCACGCCCCACCATGTAAAGGTGCTGCGTATCTGGTCGCACAGCTCACGGCGGTGAACGAGAAACAGCACACGGTTGCCCTTGGCGGTGGTCTGCTTTGCGATATCAGCGATTATTACCGACTTGCCGCCTCCGCAGGGGAGCACTATGCAGGGAGAGCGGCAGCCCTCTCTGTAAGCCTGCCGCACCCTGTTTTCAAGGTCAACCTGATACGGACGCAGCGGCATTGCTTACAGCCCCTTTCTTTGCTGCAGCCACTCTCTTTTTTACGCAGTCAAGACACAGTGTCTTGCCGTAAGCCTTGCGTGACCCTGTGATGATTTCTTCCGCAGTTCTGGTGCTTGATGCGATAACGGTGCTGCCGCATTCCTCGCATTTTTCACCGTCGGTCATGCCATAGAAGTTGCGAATGGATGTGTCCACAAATTTAAGGTCATTATCAATGACGGTCTGAAACATTCCCATGGGCGACTTTGCCGGAGTAAGGCCGTCCGACTGTGTGATGAAATAATGAGAGGTTTCCTTGACCTCGCAAATAAGAACAGTTTCAAACAGTCCCTCAACCGTAAGCTGATTATCGAGCATCTTGCCCACTGTCTTTACTTTGATATGTCCGTCATCGCAGCGCTCGGTGTGGTGCAGAAGATACACTATAGTATCCGCAGGAAGCTCACGGCTTATTGTGTCAATAAGGCTGCGGAAATTGACGGCGATATCTGTAAATTTGTTATAGCCCGTTTCTTTGACACGGGAGAACATCTCAAACGCCATAAGATATTGACTGTCATCAATGGCAAAGGACTTGAAGCCGCCTTTTTTAAGTCCTTCTTTTATGCTGTCATAGGTGGAGTTAAGCTCTACCTCTATTCTGGATCTAAAGGGCAGGCGCTTGCCCGCCACCGAGAAAATCTTGATCTCTCCGGGTACAAAATTACGCAGACTGCAGGTCTTTCCGCTGCCGCTTTCCCCGAGAATAAGAACAGGAATACCCATAATATGCAACTCCTTTACTTTATAATAAGACTTCTGCTTCTTGTCAGTCGAACGCCCGGGATATTTTCATTACCCGCCTGCAATTCCTTTTTCAGCGGCGTTTTTCTGATGGAAGGCAGCTCATATTTCAGCAGATCATCGTGGTCATGGCTCTGCGCCCAGTTGATAAATTCAATGTCGTTCACTACTTCCACGCTTTCGGCATTGTATCTCAGCATAAGGTTTGCCTTCACGGTGTCGAGCTTCTTTATGCCCATATCGTCCATGCACTTCATAAGATACTCTTTCAGGCGCTCTGCCTGTTTTTCACGGGAGGCTATCCTTGCGGAAAGCTTCTGGCGCTCGGCTCTCATGGCTTCGGCCTCTGCGGAAATATCCTTGATGAACACCGCAATGTTTTCAGCCTTGGCACCGAACTCCTCCTCAATGCCTGTGAGAGTGTCGAACCACGCCTCGACCATATCCGCTCTGGCAGCATCGGGGTCGGGAATGACCGTGCCTTCATCATCAATGCACCTGCCCTGCTCGTCCTTTTCAAATTCAAAGCTGCTGATAGCGTCATAGTTTTCAAACAGCTCTCTGAATGTGCCGCTTATTTCGTAAAGTTTCATATTCTTATTACCTGCGCTTTCTGTATGATATTTTTCAGATAGGGGTCGTTTTCCACAGCTTTTATGAGAGCCGTAAAATCGTCCATGGTCATCTTGATAAGAAAAGGCTTTATGCTGCTCTCTGCCTTTGGAGCGTTCAGCTGAGCCTCTGCCGCCTCTGCACGGTCAAGAGCAGCGTTGCGCTGATTTCTCATGTCCGCAAGGTCACGGTCAGCTTCGTCACGGAAATTCTCAAAGTCAAGATTTAACTTGCGGAGGGTCTCGCTGAATTTCCTTTCAGCTTCCGGGTCCGCCTGCACCGCCACATCACGTGGCTGAGATTCAAGGGATTTTATGCGCTGTTCAAGCTCGGTATTGCGTTCACACTCTTTGCTGAGCTTTTTAATCTCCGCCTTAGCGTCCGAAAGCTCATGTTCCGCATTATCTGCCCTGTTCATAGCATTTGCCCTGTCCCTGCGCAATGACTGATTTTCGCTATGTAATGAATGATTTTCGTCAAGTGCTTTGCTGTACCGTTGCATCTGAGCTTCCAGCTGCTTTTTCAGCTCTATGTACTCCTTGTGGGTGGTGATGTCGCCTGATTTCACCTGCTCCACAAGCTCGGGAGGAGCTGACGGCTTGGTAGCTTCGTAGAGCAGCTTGACGTTTCCGTCGGTAAGCTTATTGAGATTTATCTGCTCTTCGGCGGTAGAGTTGCCGAACAGTTCGGCAACTCTCACAAGATTATTTCCCGTGTCCCTGCTTATGCCAATGCTTTCGCACCATGCGCCAAACTTGCCGCCGTAATGATTTGCAAGCAGATCATGAGCATAAGCAACCTTTTTAGCCATTGTAAATATGTACTCTTTTCTGACGTTGTAAATTTCCGCCGTGACGCTTTCAAGCTTTGCCGCTGTGTCCGAATCAAGCTCGGAATAATCAAACGATGTTGCGGTAGTATCAGTCTGAGCGGGAGCAACAGGGATTTTTTTATCTCCCATAACGCAGTAATTACCGGGCGTATCGGGATAATTACAGCTGCCGTGCTTGTCGTATCCACAGTCATCGCAGGGAAAAGTCTTTTTGACCTCGTTTTCCTTTACCTCATTAAAAATTTCGGCAGGATACTTTCTGATAAACGATGTAACCTGTGACCATGAAAGGCCGAGCTTAGAATCGCCCTTATTGTTTATTACATGGTCAAAAGGAACGAGGAAGCAGCTTGACATAGCTTCAAACTTATTTCCGCCGTGAATTGCCTTTCCGTGATTATTCCTAAGATACTCACGGAGAGGGACGGGCGAGCCTTCGGCGGCAAGCTCTGCAATTTTATCCATTTCACCATGGAGCATATCTCGCAGGGCAGCCACAATATCATCATGATACTGTGTCATGCCTGCATCATATTTCATACTCATACCGCACCTCACAAAACCGTAAAACATTCGCCGATAATTTTTGATATACGGCTGTACAGATGATGCTCGTCAATGTTCTTTTCGATTATCTTGCGCTGTGCAGCCTTTAACCCTCTGCCCTTGAGCCACTGCGTCTTGTTAAGCTCTGAATTGAATTCCTCGGCTTTCTGCAAAGCCTCCGCCACCGATTTGCAGGGGATAAAGTAAATATCGCCTGCATCGTTGACGTTCCAGCGTCCGCTGATTTCCGTGTAAGCATTTTCACGGAACAACGTACCGTAATGATACGGACGTTCGTCATTGCGCTTGTAGTCCTCGAGCTTCTCAATGAGCGAGAGAGCCTTTTCACGGTAGCCGTCTTCTGCCGCAGAAACCACGAAGCAGTGGTGCGAATAGTAATACTGCGATACGATAAGTACATATTTTATATCATTCATACTTGACAAATCCTCCTAAATGCCTTATAATAAGGCTGTCTTATTTATCTTTTTGCCGTGTCCTGTTTCAGCAGGCACGGCTTTTTCTTTATTCGTCATCATCGCCCTCACCCGCAAGACGAATATTTTCGATGTACTGGCACAGCGTGAAAATTGAGAGTATAACGACAATGCCAACAGCTGAGACATGATATGCTGCCTCAAATATTACTGCTATCACTTGCTTTTCTCCTTCCTTTTGGGGCAAAACACCCGCCGTCCGCAGTGTCGATGATGTACTGGGGCGACTGTACATATCTGCCGTATGTCATGCCCAGCTCATCTGCACGGTGACTTACCGCCTCGATGCTTGGGGCTTTGGAGACCTTAGGTGTATCACTTTTCTTTTTCTTCGCCATATGTGCCTCCTAAGTCAACAGGCTTTCCAAAGCTGACGCATTGGGTTTCAATAACAGCCCGTGCCACAAGATTGTCCACTGCCTTTTTGTCCTCATCGGAAAGCATTCTATAGACGCTTTCATAAAGTGCATGATATGCAGCTGCATACAGCGGAGCTGTTTCCGATGTGATTGGGTTCTGTGTGGCAATATTCTGTGCGACGGTCTGGATAAACGTCTTTATAGCCTGTGATACCTCATCATTGGTGGAGGCATTTGCTACGCTAATATAGAAGTCGCTGAGAGCGCTCATGTCATCGCCTCCTTGCAAACATCTGTGATAACCGCCTCGACCAGATCGTCAAGACTGTTTTCAGCGAAAATCCTGTCCCTTGCCTTAGCTTCGGCAGCTTCTCTCGACCCAGCCGATACGCTGTACACATCGTTGAATGCGCCACCCTTGAACCTGAGGTGGACATATACGTTGTATGTGCTCATTACTTTACACCTGCCTTTTCCTTAGCCGCTTCAAGCAGCTTATTGTCGATGATACGCTTGAGGCATTTTGCCATAATCTCAGGGCTTGGCTCGTTCACGAGTATGATCCTGCGTCCGCTTTCGGACATCAT